TCTGAGCGTTCCTTCGAAGAAGAAACCAAATTGTCAGGCTTTAGTGCTGCCCCAGTTAAAAACGAAGGCGCACCAATCGCTTATGACAATGGTCAAGAAGCATGGACTGCTCGCTACAACCATGAAACAATCGCTCAGGGATTCTCTCTGACCGAAGAAGCAATTGAAGATAACTTGTATGACTCTTTGTCTGCTCGTTATACCAGGGGCTTGGCTCGTGCAATGGCTTACACCAAGCAAGTTAAAGGTGCTGCCACCCTCAATAACGGCTTTAACCCAGCCTATATTGGTGGTGACGGTGTTCCATTATTCTCTACTGCTCACCCATTAGTGAATGGTGGTAATAACGCCAACACTCCATCAACTCCTGCTGACTTGAACGAAACTGCGCTTGAAAACGCTGTTATTCAAATCGCCTCATGGACTGATGAGCGTGGACTCTTAATCGCCGCAAAACCACGTAAATTGGTTGTTCCACCTGCATTGCAATTCGTTGCTACACGTTTGTTGGACACAGAACTCCGTGTTGGTACAAACAACAACGACATCAACGCAATTAAGAACAACGGTGTAGTTCCTGAAGGTTACACAATTAACCACTTCTTGACTGCAACTAATGCATGGTTCTTGACTACTGATGTTCCAAACGGTCTAAAGATGTTTGTAAGAACACCTTTACAAAACTCTATGGATGGTGACTTCGATACAGGTAACGTCCGTTACAAGTCTCGTGAGCGTTATTCATTTGGTTACTCTGACCCACTTGGTGTATACGGCTCATACTAATCGTTTAAACCTTACAAAAACCCTGCCCAAAAGGCAGGGTTTTTTGTTTAAACAACTTGTATATTTTTTAAAAAGTAGTATGATTGTATTAACTGGGTGATTGACTATATCGCCACTGCCCCAGCAGACGATGCAACGATTGATATAGTTACTTTTGCATAAGGAGTCCACTATGGGACGTAGTACATTTGAAGGTCCAATTTTGTCTGGCGATAATCGTTTTGGACCCCAACGTGACGTTGGTTATACAGACTTAGTTCAAACTGCATTTTTAGATTTTTCTGTTACAACCCCTAATTCTGCCAATTATGGTGGTTCTTCAGGCGTTTTTGTTAACAGTAATGGCATTCCAAACGGTATTGCAACAATTTATACTCCACAAAATGGTGTATTTAGCAATTCAGGTCCTTCTACTGCTACTGCTCCAACAGCAGATACATCAGGTACTATTTATCGTGGCGCAGTATTTTTGTTGCCTTATTCATGCAATATTAACGATATTTTTGTTGATGTAGGTACATTACCAACAGATGGTTCTGTAACTGCTAACTCAATTCAACCATATATTTCCAACAACTTTGCAACATCTACAGGTGTTTATGCAACGATGGCAGCAATCACAAGTGCAACACGTGGTACTGCAACTTTTGTTGGTGCTCAGTTGGTAAAAGCAAATGCAACATTACAAGACGTTCAAAACTTGCAATTAGGTACACAGCCTGCATGGTTTACACAACTTGTAGTTACATTAAAAATTACTAATACTTCATTAACAACCCCAACATCAGGTCAAATTGAGATTACTGTACGTTATAACCAAAATGACATGAATATTGGTACATCAACTGCATATCCATATGGTAACTTTGACTAAGTAGCCTAGGGCACTACGGTGCCCTTTTTTAAATTATCTTAGGAGCAGACATGGGTATAAATTTATTAAACTTTTTCTCTGGTAGTAACGGAGCAAATATTGGTCCTGGTGCACAAACGGGTCAAATGGGAAATCAAACCCCTAGTACCGCTTGGCAAGGTATAGATGGAGCCGCAGAGTTTATTGCTCCACAACGTTTACGTGACGTAGTAGGTAAATTAAAAATATCTCAGTCACAAAATATTTATGATGCCGACTTTGAATACGGCACTCAGCCATTACGTTGGGAACAGTTTATTCAAAACGTATCAGGTAATGCTTCTATTGTTCAAAATCCGGGTCTTGGTGGTGTAACCATGACCATTGGTACAGGAATATCTAGCGTTCCTCCAATTTCAGGCGATATCACTATTCGTCAATCAAGACCATACCATCGTTATCAACCCGGTAAAACCATGTATATGGCTTCCAACGTTAATTTTGGTGGCGCTACAACAGGTCAATATCAACGTGTTGGTATCTTTGATGATTCCAACGGTATCTTTTTAATGCAAAATAATCCATCACCAAACAATCCGTTTGGTATGTTTTGCGTAATTCGTTCAGACTCAGGTGGTGTGCCTGTTGATACAGCATTTGATTTATCTCAATGGAATGGTAATAGACAGATTCGTGATTCTATTGATTGGGGCAAAGTCCAAATGATTTGGATGGAGTACGCTTGGTATGGCGCAGGAGCACTTCGTTGGGGTGTTGTTATCAACGGCGAGCCTTGGGTTTTACATCAAGTTGGTACAGGTAATGCATTAATTCTTGGTCAGCCACAAGTTAAACCTTGGAGCCGTACAGGAAACTTGCCTGTTCGTTATGAACAGCGTAACTCATCTACGGGCGCACAATCTATTATGACTCACTATGGTGTGTCTGTATTGATTGAAGGTGGTCGTGACCCACAACGTGGATTTACATATTCTTATGGTAATGATGCGGCTACACAGCAACAAACAGTTCCTGCAAATTCAAAACGTTATCCTGTTATGTCTTTCCGTATGCGCCCAATGGGTACAGACTTGTTTGACAGCACTCAGGTTGCAATTGCTTCAGGAACACAAAGTACATTAACAATTGCTAACTCAGGCGTAGTAGGAAATACTACAATTAGTAGCATGGTTGGACAAGGAAACAACGGTCAAGCCCTAGTAACTTTTGGTGCGGCGCATGGCTATGCAGTTACCAATACAGCAAATAATGCTCCTGCACAATACGTTACTTTAAGTGCATTTTCTCAAGCGGCTTCTATTACTGCATACACAATTGCTTCTAACGTAATTACTGTGACTGCAAATACAGGTGTTATTACTGATAATCAAATCCTAACAGGAACGGGTATTGTAGGTTCACCAATTATTACTACGCAGTTAACAGCAACCAATTCTGCAACTGTATCACCAACTTACGTTAGTGGTGGTGCGGTAGGCTCTAGCACTGTTAGTTTATCCGCAGGAACTAGCCTTGTTGCGGGTCAGTTAGTATCGGGAACAGGATTGCCAGCAGGTACATTTGTTAATCAAGTGATTGGTGCAACAGTAGTATTAAGCAACGCATTTACAGTTCAAGCATCAGGAACTTATAACTTCTATACCGCAGGTTCAACAGGAACTTATCAAGTAAGCAGTGCATCAGCAATTGCAGGCGCAACAGGAACTCTTACTGCAACTCAATCTTATGCTGCTAATACTTATTTGATTAACAACGTTCCTAGCACTACTACAATGGTTTTACAGATACCAAACTATCCAAACGGAGCGAGTCCTGTATCTGTACCATCAGCAACATATTGGGCTACAAATCAATGGGTAGGAAAATACTTGTATTACACTGCAAGCCTTCCTGCTATTGCAACCATTAGTGGATTGACTGGACCTACACCGCAAGTTGCGGGTATTAACAACTATAGTGCTACAGTAACATTCCAAAGCGCTCACTATTTGCAAACAAATGATGTTATTACCATTAGTAATGCAAGCCCAAGTGCTTATAACGGAATCTACTCTGTAACTGTACTAACTTACAATCAGGTAAGAATTAACTTTGGTCCTATAAGTCCCGGTGCGTATTCAAATAGTGCAACAGTAACTTCCAACTATACTGCTCGTATTATCTCTAATACAGTAAGTACATTGACTTTCCAAGATATTGTTACAGGAAATCCAATTGTAACTGCTCCATTAGCAGGTAATTCATATCAAATTGGTTTGGTTGACCGTGGACAATTATTACCAACAACTTTGTTAATTAACTCTTCAGCAACTTGTTTGGTTGAATTGGTTGCATCAACACCAACTAATGAAACATCTTTGGTTGGAGCAAACTTTATTAATTTAAGTTCATTGGGTTCATACAACTCATTTGCGCAACAAGATTTAAGTTCCACATCTTTAGCGGGTGGTGAGGTTGTGTATGCATTCTCTACGGCTAATAACGGGCTACAGCAGTTAGATTTAACAAACTTTTTCCCTGTGTTAACCAACATTAAAGGGAATATACCTGATATATTAACTGTAGCGGTTACTTCCTCTGCGGGAGCGACTTTCCAAGTAAACGTTGTTTGTCAGGAAGCGATGGCTTAATGTGGCTACTAAGAAGAAAACCCCCTCACTTGCAATTGGAAGAGGCGAAAAACTCCCGGTTTCTAAAGGGGCTGGACTTACTGCTAAAGGTCGTGCAAAGTATAATGCGGCGACTGGGTCGCACTTAAAAGCACCACAGCCTCAAGGTGGAGCCCGTAAACGTTCTTTTTGTGCAAGAATGAGTGGTATGCCAGGACCTATGAAAGATGAGAATGGTAAACCAACACGTAAAGCAGCAAGTCTTAAAAGGTGGAAATGTTGATGGAAATGCGTGAAATCATTATGATATGGAACATAGTCATTACCATCGTAATGGCAGTTGTTGGCTTTTTCATAAAGGAGAAATTCAATGAAATTCAGCGTCTTAGTATCTTGCTTAACAGAACCCGTGAAGAAATTGCAAGAGACAGCGTCACTCAAGCAGAAATCGACAAAATTCTTGACCATATTGACCAAAGGTTTAACAAACTTGAGGACAAAATTAATCAACTTATTGCGAGATAAAGATGCCAAGTAAGTCTAAAGCACAACACA